TATCTACTATTGTTGTAATTGAAATTGGTTCTGCTATTTGTAAATCTAAAACTTCTCGAACAGTTTTATGCAATTCTATTAATGGTTCTGGACCACTTGATACTCCACCAAAACCTTTAATTGGTTCTCCTTCACCTCTAATTTTTGAATAATCAAATACTATAGGAGCTGTACCTTGGAAATAACTTTCCATTAACATTTTTAATGATTCTACCCAACCCTCTCTAGTGTCTGGTATTATAAATTCTTCATCTGCTCTGTCTTTATTTGGACCTTTAACAATAATTTGATCAGCACCTTTAGTATCAAAACCAACTCCAACTCCCAACATACTAGCATCCATCAAAAATGTAAAAGGTTTGGCTCCGTCTTCTTTAATGGTTTCTGTAGAAACAAATGCACAATTATTTAATGCTGCGTATAACCCACGTTCAGTTGTTATAGTAGTACCCATTGCCCAAAGTCCTCTACCTGGAGGTAAAAACTTCATATTAAACATTCTATCGTACATTTCTTGTGCTGATTTTTGAGCTTGCCATGGGTTCCACCCAAGTTGATAATTGTCAATGTGGTTTTTTTGCATTGTGTATGTACCTTCTACAACCCGTTTAACTGTTTCCCACCACATTTCATTTTTGCCGTCTTCTTTAATTCTAGAATAAGTTCTCATGTAAACTAATTCTCCAAGCCCATTAAAACCAAACGGCGGTTTTTTTAACTTATACTTTTTTACAAATCCCTCTGATAAAACAAATGGCTCCATATAATAACTCCTAAATCTTAATCTTTTGTAGTTTCAAATTCGTCATAACGCTTCTTTAATAGCTTTCTAACATATTCGTTTCCGTTGTTCATTTTATTCTGTACTGATTGGCCGTTGGAAGTACCCGACTCATACACTTCTATCTGGCCAGTGGCAGTATTCATAGTAGTGGGAAATGTTAATCCATCTGGTCCAAATCTGTTCTTAATTATGTGTATACGTCCAGTATTTGCTACCTTATCTTCAATTTTTCTCGATAAACTCATAACAAAATCAGCTGTCATAACTTTATTATAAGACTCAGCAATTTTTTCTGCACCTATAACTTGCTCTTCTAAACTTGATCTATTTGATTGCGACGCAGTCCATACTGGTATACCAAATTCTCCACTTAATCCTCGTAATTCTTCATAGATGTTACCTAATTGATGCCTTAGCTCTCCAGTTCCAGATGTATCACTCAATAAATCTGCATAATCTACTAATACAAGATCAGGAGAATGACCTAATAATTCTATTGTCTTTAAGTGTGTGAAAATAGTTTGTACACTTGCAGACTTAGAAGGATAATATTTTATTATTAATTCTCCCTTAACTTGGTCTTCAATCATTTTCTTTACTTTAACTCGTTTTTCTGGTATATGAGATGTTTCAATTCCAGAAAATATAGCACCGTATCTCAATCCAACATAAGCTTGATTTAATTCTAATGTATAGTGTACTACATTTTTACCAGCTCTTAATGCGTTTGCACCTAAGGCTTGTAATACCCAACTTTTACCAATACCAGATGGAGCTACAACAATTCCAAGTTCTCCTCCACCTAAACCGCCATCGGTTATTTCATCTACTGCCATAAATCCTGTACCAACTGTATCTCTAGCAACTTGATCTAATATTGAATCAAAATCTTTTACGTATTCTAATCCTATATCTCTTCTAGTTCCAGCTCTCATTGCATTATCAATAATTCTTTTTATATTATCATATTCTCCACGTTGAAGGAGATCTACTGATTGTACAATGGCAGCTTTTAAGGCTTGATTTTTGCAAAATTGTATTGTTTCATTTTGAATAAAATCCAAGTCTGTTGCTTCAACATATTTCATTACTTCTCGTAATTCATCAACAATGGATTGTTTTAAAATCTCATTTGTCAATTCATTTATTTTAACCTTTAATGAATCTAATGTTGGTAAAACTTTGTATTCGTAGAAGTATGCTTTTATTTCTCTAACTAACCATTGCTTACTTTCTGTATCTAATTGTTCTGGTTGAATTAAATCATATATTGTTGCTATAAATTCTTCCTTAACTAAAAGACTAGTAACAATTTTAGTTTGGAAACTACTTCCGTATTTTGTTAGTGAATCACTTACTGGTGGTGTCATTCTCAATAACCATATCTAATCTGTTAAACGTGTCTTGTAACCATACATCAGGATTTCGTATAGCTTGATTTATTTTGTCTTCTAAAAACAACCCATGAATTTTGTATTTTACTAACCTATGAGGAAGTAAATTCACAATATCCATTATTTTCATTTTAGCATTACCAGAAATATTCACATCATCTAATTGCATCAATGAATAATTTCTTCGTAATAAATCTTCGTAACCATCAAAACCTGATCTTTGTATATATTCTTCTATATTACTTATCTTCTCGTTTTTCAAAAATGGATTTTTTTTCAAAATAGTTTTAAGAGCAAAACCTTTAATACCTGGTATATTATCAGACTTATCACCGTCTACTATTCTATAGTAAATCATATTTTCTGGCATCATTCCAAATTCTTCTTCTACTCTTGTTCTATCATATAGAATCTTTTTAGTTGGAGACCATACTTGTACATTGTCATTTACTAATTGTAAAAAATCCTTATCTGAAGACATAATAGAAATTTTAGAATCTGGTAATAGTTTAGTTGTAATATAACCAATACTATCGTCAGCTTCTATTTTTTCAATTGTAATTGTATTAACTGGAAGTAATAACAAATATTGAGCTAATCTGTTAATTTGTCTACTCATACTTTCGCGATCATTTTCGTTATCCATACCTTGAAATCTATGAGGACGTTTAGGTGGTTTACGATTTCCCTTATAATCACCGTAAATTTTTCTTCTACGTTGAGATCCACCAGCTCCATCAAATACAATTATAACTCTAGTTGGAAGAAGGGTTCTCACAGCTAAACCTACACTTTGTAAAAACCCTATCATTCCACCGATATGAACTCCATCAGAATTAGTTGCAGGGGAAGCAGACCAAGCTCTGATGAAATTATTTAAACCATCTACAATTAAGACGTGATCATTTACTTTGGTAGGTTCTGATGCGCCGTCTTTGAGTTGGTCTAGGATTTGTGCGTAATTACTACGCATCTTCGTTATGTACTTCATCGGTAAATTCAACATCGTCGATTCCACGTTCATTTTCATATTGTAGAATACTGTTCTCACAGATCTTCTCATACAAATATGACTTAAACTCTTCATCTTCAAGTTGACTAACAAAATCCTTTGATAAGAATTTTTTCTCTTTACCTTTGAAATCAATCGTATACCACGCACCTTTGTTGGTTGCAACTCCTAAATCTTTTAAGACTTGTAACCATCCGCCTTCATCATCTATTCCACGATCGAAATACATATCGTAATTGGCACTCCTCATTGGAGGTCCAATTCTATTTTTTATAACTTGTGCTCTACACTTTACACCAATTACATTTTGTTCTTTATCCTTTATCTGACCCATATTTTTCAACCTAATTCTAGTTGATGAATGGAAAGGTAGTGCTAAACCACCACTTGTTGTATAAGGATCTCCAAACATAACTCCCATTTTCTGTCGAAGTTGATTTGTAAATACTAATGTAACTTTATTGCGACCAATCATTTGTGTAATCTTACGCATTGCTTTAGAAATAATAATTGCTTTAGAAGTAGCCCAACCATCTTTTTCGTAATCAGCTTCCATTTCTACTTTAGTTGAAGCTGCAGCTAAACTATCTACCAATATTGTAACATGTTTATCTTTATTTGATTCTCTAATTTTTAGAATAATATCCTCTACAGCTTGGAAAATTTCTTCTACTGTTTCTATATGAAGATATAGCAAATTACCAACATCACATCCGATTGCTTCTAGAAATTGTCTACTAACTGATGTTTCTGTATCGATGTATACTGCAACGCCACCTTTCTTTTGTGTCTCAGCTAATATGTGAGCACCTAAAAGTGACTTACCAGTTGACGATAAACCATTAATTTCTGTAATTCTACCAACTGCAATTCCACCATCTGGTCGATTTGAAATTGCTAAGTCTAAAATTGAAGAACCAGTACCAATAAAATCTTTTACATCTGTTGGTGTTTCATGAGAGCCATCTAAAAAGTATGCAACTTTTTGGCCTTTAAATTTGGAATTTAGGCTATCAGCAAGTTCTGAAGCCAATTTGTCTTTTGACATGTATTTCCCCTAATCTAAGTGGGCCCAGATCCGTACTGAACCCACTATGTTTGTATTGTTGTTTAGTTATTAAATAACTCGTCAAAGGCACTGCTCACATCGGTAGTTTCAGTTGCTTCTTTAACTTTGTCATTCGTAGTGGCTTTTGCCGGAGCAGCCTTAGCTGGCGCAAGAGATTGATCAGTTTCACCATCTTGGTTTAACCATTCAGAAAGAACCTTATGCAGTTCGTCATAACTCATCTCTTGGTAGATTTCCGTAATATCTTTCTGAGTATCTTTAATTGTCTTCATGACATCTGGATTCTCAGTAACCGGAGTTTGATTCGGTTTTACACGTATTGTTGTCGTTGGAAATGAACGACCAGTTTCTTCACTGGTTTTAAATTCAATTACAACGTCTCTACCATTTACAGGATCTGTAATATCACCATAGTCAGGATCAGCAATGATGCTTAAAAGTTCTTGGTAAACCATTTTACCAAAACCCCAAAACTTAACACCTTCGTTTTCTTCACCACGTACAACTACTGGGGCGTATGTACGCATTTTGGCTTCGATTTTCTTTCCTAACTTATAATCATCACTATTACCTGATGTTTTAAGTTTAGCTGCGAACTCTTCAATTGGATCTGGTCGACCAAATGAAACTGGAGATAAATAAAATTTATCACCCATATCATAATGAAAATATAACTCAATGAAGGGATTATCCTTATTGAATTTATTTGGTACGATCCTGATTTGCGACTTTCCTGGACTTGGCTTCCAAAGGGAAGAAGTCTTATTTTGGCTTTGTTGAAGTTGGCCTAATCGTGCTTTGATTGCGGCTATGTCCATAACATTTTCTCCTTAATTACTCTTTATTGTTTATTAGTTAATGTGAATTGTTCATTCAATACAAAAATATATATTGTTGAAAAATCCCAAAAGTTAGTTTTTTTATAAGTTTTTTTAATTTTTTTCTATAACAGTTTTAATAAAAAAATTGCCGCAAAGGTTTGTA